GGGAGTATCTAGCTTCGAGTGGATCGGAAGGATGGGCCGGGTAACTGTAATCAGCGTTGAGGGCGGCGTTACTTACGCGCAGACGATTGTTCGAAGTCCTTTGAGTTTGGTGCGCGATGATTTGGGCGACGCTGGCTTGGGAGCATTCGCGAAGCTAGTTGCTAGCAGAGTCAAGTCGATTGCATAGCTTCGATTCCGGAGGACCTTTATGTATGTGGTTCGCGGCCTTCGGAAGTCAGGGCTGGCTGAGGTGTTTGAGGATGGCTACATAAGAGTTAAGAGTGAAGCGGTTGAGCCAGACCGGTCTAATCTTGCAGCCACTCGCGAAAGACGCATCGCTTTGGGCCAATTGCCGTCCACTGGCGTCGAGACATCGGTTTCCACTGTTCGTGCCGACTCACAGCTCTTGACGGTTTTTCGCCACGGAGGAAATTCGGTCTTTCAACATGGCGCTCTCCTCCTCGATAGCAGGGTCGTGTTGAAGTGGCAGGCCATTTTACAGTCGAAGTCGGTCTTATTTGAGAACGCGCCTGTTGATGATAATCCCTGGCATGGAAATTTCGTTGTCGATTATTCAGGTGTGCCCGAGACGGATGGAAAGCGTATCAGGGAGATTTGCAGGTCCGCAGCTGCAATTATCGCTGAGATGTTTTCGGGTAGTTGCAGGGTGGTAGGCCTTGAACGATTGAGATCGGTCGGAAGTGCCGACTTGGATCCTGTCGTTGAGTGTGATTGAACTTCGTCTAGCCGCGCAGCGAGTCGATCTAGGCAATTTTTTATGGGTTTTGACTCCCTGCAGAGTCTTCTTGGATTTGATTTGAGGTTTGTGTTGATGCAGTACGGGACTTCTGCCTCCTACGCAGGAACTTAGTTTCCATCGGTTCGCTGGATTGTTCGATCGGATGAACTGAACCCATATTGCATTTCCCGGCACTTCGCGCAGTAGGTCGCCGGTACCGGCAGTTCTCGACCATCCGCTTCGATGGCCTGCTGCAGATTGCTCGCTCGCACAGGTACGGTCGTCGTCGTTCCGAAGAGTCGGCACTCGAAAATCGGGACGAGTTCCGATGACGGGCACGAGCAGCGGACGACGATCCCCGTCTCCTTGCCGAAGTGGATGCAGTTCGGCTTGCCCTTGGGGCACTTAACCCGCGAAAAAACCTGCGCGCGAGGGCCCTCGGTCTGCAGCTCGGAGGCCCCCAGATTCTCGACCCCCCTGGGGGTGCAGGTGTATCAAAACGAGACGGTTGTCCGTCCCCCGTGGGGTGGGGCTGGCTTGGTCGCCCTCCACAGGGGTGATCTCTGGCCTGTCGGCTGCGGTCGGTCGATTGTCCCGCCTCGCCTGAAGGGAATCGGATTGAAACCCGGATCAGGAGTGGTTTACGCTTTCGGTTGTCCGTCTCGCTCTCCGAAGGTCGTCAAGTGCCGAGGGCTGCATGTCTCGACTGTCGATGATCGCGATGTGTGTTCTGCTCGTTGGGTGCGAGGTGAAGATCGGCGGCGGTTCGTCGCAGCCGGTCGCGAACCCAGCGGCTGATCGAGAGGCGGTTCGTGCTCGAATCGAGCAGCAGGCCAGAATTGACGCCATCGACGTCCTTCGGAAGAGCGTCAACAGCGAGATGATCACCTCAGAGTTCACGATCAAGGAAAGCAGCGTCACGTACCTCGGTGACACGCCGTCGTCGTTCCTGAGTGTCAGCGACAACTTCGGCTATCGGGCCGACATGTACGCTTCGATTCGAACCAATCTGGCCGTCGCTGAGAACGTCCAGACGTACCGGCTCAAGCTCAGGTACGACCTCGACGGCAGGCTGATGCCCGATTACTGCGAGGTCGAGACAGTAGGTCAAGTTGATCCGAGCTCACCGTTCTTGAGTTGGTGAGACCTGTTCGCGTCAGGGGCGAGTCTTCGCCTCGCTTGAGATCGGTTCACGCCTGAGCGATTGCCCCGCGCGTCGTGCGGGCTATCGCCTGAGCCGCCTTGGGATCGCTCGTGAGGATCCAGGCTCGGCGCTTGAGCTGTCCGCTGCGGATTCGCTCGCAGAGATCACGACGCCAGGCGGTCACCAGCTGAGCGACGTCGACCGGCCGCGGGAAGCTGCCTGCGCCGATCGTCGAGCAGATCGCATCGAAGTCGAAGACCAGGTCGCCTGGACTCTTCCTCGAACGCACCAGGTGGAGCGCTCGATCGCGATCGGTGAATCGGACGACGGTGCACTGCTTGCCGTCGCCGGCGTTTCCCTCTTCGGCCGCGGTCCGGCGAGAGTGGCAGCTCTTGCAGAGTGCCATGAGGTTCGACGGATCGAGCCGTCGATTCGGTGCCTCGGCGATCGGCTGCAGGTGATGGACCTCGGTACTCTCGGTCACTATCCCAGCCTGGTCGCAGTCGGCGCACCAGGGGTGTGTCGCGAGCGTGTGGGCCCGCAGCTGCTGCCAGGCTCGATCGTAGCCGCGACGAGCTGCCGAGGGACGCTTATCGGCCGACTCAGGCCGGATCGGCCCGCAGCGGTCGCAGGCGCCTCGAGTAATGGTGCCACCGCAGGTGCAGGCCGTACGTAGTCGGTGCATTCTTAGTTGGGTTCGTGTAGTCTAGCCCTGTTGGGATCGGCATTGGCGCCGAGTCGGCGGCCGTACGTCACGGCTGGCAATGTGTGGTATATCTGGTGGCCTAATGAAAGTGATATACAGATCGGATACTGACGAAGATCATCGGTCGCTAGAGCAGTACGTTTCCCAAGGGCGGTTTCATGGCGGAGTTTCGCCAGTAAAGCAGGATCATCTGTCGCGACTAGAGGACTACAAGGCATTCTTCGCGAAGGTCGGCGATAGATTCGGAATGTCGTCATCGGATATGTGTCAATACCAATCGGGAGGTGAGGAGCTGGTTCTCGGCACCAGGTACGACGACGTTTTCGGATATCGTATAGTTTCGGAGATCGTCGAGCGGCTGTGGAACGAGCAAGGGGTGAGGCCGGGGCGGGCAAAGGATGTTCCTTTTGTCGCTTGCTTCGATTTGGGGACGTTCGAGGCGTGGGCAGAAAGGACTTTCTGTAGCGATCGGCCAGTGGTTGCGGTCAACTCCGGTTCCCTTATGTACTGTTATCTGCTTGCCAAGGCGTTCGTTTCTGCATTGCCGCTGGTCGAAGATGGCGATGGCTCCGTCGGTCGCCAGCGATTCGCTACTGCCCTAAATGCAGAGTTGGTGAGGAATGGCCTAGAAAACAATCCCGGTCGAGCGACTCCTTTTCGCGATCTGATGATCGCAGTCGGCTCGACTGGCCATGTGTCGAACGCTCCTCAGGTTTGGTTGGATTGGTCGCGTCAATCGATGTCTTCGACGCTGGCCTATCTTATGGAATATTTTTTGGTTTCCCATGAGATCGCCCATGTGATTCTTGGTCAACTTGGCGGCGAAACTGGACATGCAATTGACCTGCTGAAAGTGCTGGGCCTTCCCGAGTCGCACTTGTGTGAGGTATCTGCGGATAGCTTGGCTTTGATGTTCACAATGTCAGCGGCATGTCGAGATCTTGGCGATTCGTGCGTCGGCTTTTTGGCGGCTTTGTTGCTTATCGTTGGCCTCGATGTCATTCTGATGTCAAGGGTTGCCTTTGGGCAAGGCGATTTGACGTCGGCGCTCAAGGAGCAAGAGAGGACTCACCCATCGGGAGACACTCGCATCAATCTGCTAGGTATGTTCATGGAAAGGTTCGCCTTTCCATCTGACGTTCAAGGCTATCATGAGTGCGGTATTGAGCTGGTTGAGATCGTGGGCGATTTGGTTGAATTTGTGGCTGATGATGTGAGCGCTGAAAGCGATAGAATTAAAGGCCGTAACGAAAGCAGTCGTCAAGCCGGTGGTTGATATCCCTTGCCACGCTTAGCGCACCAGCGGCAACGTTCACCGGCGACGCCAAAGTCGTCCTCGACGAACTCGAGGTGACAGCGATCGTGGATCGCGCAGGTGAAGACGTCGACCATCTTCCGGCCGCCGCAGCTGCGGCACTCGACCTGGCCGATCGGTTCGCCTCGATGTCGGCAGTCGCTGCCGTCGCGGATCAGCGTCTCCTGAGGCGGCTTGTGGATCCGGCCGTCGTCGAGCGAGAGGCAGACGATGCCGGCGAGCTCGGTGATCCTTGCCGCTCCGATCGATGACGACTCGACGAACATCGAGACGCCGAGTTCGGTGCACTGATCGGCCTTCCACGACCAGACATCCGAGGCCTCACGTTCGGCCTTCGAGGTCCAGGGGCCCATGACCAGGCGTCGCACGGGGATCCGCTGACTCGCGAGCCAGGCTTCGGTCTCGGAGCGGTAGCGTTCGAGCCGAGCGGTCACGATCGTGATCGGCTTGCGCGGTCGCACCCAAGTCGGCCGCATCGTGCGCATCGCCTTGAGGTAGCGCGGACCGTCGTCGTCCTCGTCGATCGAGAAGTCCCGGCAGAACACGCCGTCGAGGTCCCAGCCGAGACGATCGACGAACGGGGCGTTGGGCATGTTCCATTGGAACCAGTGGTTGTGCATCCGCCGGAGGATCCGCACGCCGGCGAGCTTGGCGGACGGCGGTCCGTAGATCGCCAGGCACTCGGGGCGATCGCCGAAAGTCCGCTCGACCGCTTGGCGACAGCGAGCCATTGCGTTGCCGGTCCAGGTCGAGTCGTCGACCAGGAGCGTCGAGCCGTCGACCGCGACGTCCTTCATGCGCGTCCCGGTCCCGAGGGGCTGCAGCTCGAGCGAGTGCTGGTCGATCGACCAGAGTTCGGACCCGAGGACCGTTGATAGGACCGAGGCCGGGATCAGGCCCGAGCGGGCGATACCGACGATGCGTCGCGGCGAAGCGAGTTCGGGAGCGAGCGACAGCGTGTCCTCGACCAGGCGAGCCGTTGTGATGAACTCGTCAGGGGCGATCGACGGCTCGCTTCGTCGGCGACAAGGGCAGTGCACCGGTGGCGTGACGTTGCGGAACGGACGCCCACAGTCGGGACAGGTCCACGAGCTCAGGCGAGTTGGAAGTTGCATGTCGCAGCGGATCCGTTCACGTTGCCGACGCTGCAGGGTGCGAAGTAGGACGGCAGCGTCGTCGAGTAGCTCAGCGGCAGGTTCTCGTCGATGTCCAGGCAGTCGACGATCGGGATGTCCTTGTCCCAGCTCCACGACTCGACGTAGTGATCGAACGACGTGCCGTAGCAGGTCTGCTGTCGTCCCAACAGGCCGACGAAGGCATGCAGGCGCAGGCCGTTGAAGATGCTCGGTCCGCCCGGAACGATCAGGCCTTTCGGCCGGATGCTGGCGTAGATCCGGATCGTCCCGTCGCCGGTGTCGGTGCATTGGGGACAGCCGGCGAAGCGCGACGGCCAGAGCAGCGTCTCTTCGAAGCTGATCTCACCGGAGCAGATCGCCGGCTGCGAGGTCAGCCGCGGGATCAGGTGCGTCCCGTTGATCAGTGCGGCCAGCCCAGCGATCGTTCCGTCGACGAAACCCGCGAGACCGATCTGGAAGTCGTCCCAGGGATCCGAGGTACAGAAGCACGGGATCGCGGTAAAGCAGCACGGACAGCCGGGCTGGTGCTTCTTCTTCACGAGGTGCATTCCTCGAAGTCGACGAGCCAGATCCCTCGCACCTTCTTGGCCTGCAACCAGGCGTCGGGGTCCGTCGGCTCGGTCGCGAGGTTGAGCACCGTGATGTTCTCGCCGGTATCGACCAGCAAGCCGCTGTCGTCGATCTCGTACCAGTCGACGGTTCCGGATCCGGGCGTCGTGCCGGACCTGGCCGAGACGGTTCCCTTGCAGATCAGCGAGGTCCACGTGCCGACGAAGTACCAGCGGAACCCGGTCGCCCACGGGCGACGATAGAGCCAGAGCGGTTCGCCCTTCAGGCAGCCGCTCGATAACCAGTCATGCGCGTCGACCTGGTCGGTCCCCTCGACCTCGTCCGTCCCGTCGAAGGCCCAGAGCGTGACCGAGACCGACTGCGTGCTGGTCGGACGCTCGGTGTAGGTCAGCGAGTCGTCGGCCTTCCCGAGCCAGAACGGCTGCGCGTCGTTGAGCGAACGACGGTCCTGCCGCTGCGTCGGGATCCGCGCATCGCGCAGCCGACGATTCGTCCTCGCGATCTCGCGAGCGTGCTCGGCTTCGAAGAACCCCAGCGGCATCGGTCAGTTCCCGAACAGGACCTTGTAGAGCTTCACCGGTGCGACCGAGGCGACGGCGCGGATCACGACGCCGGCCTTCAGTTCGATGATCGCCCAGCGCTTCGGATAGAGCGTGCCGAGCCCGACCATCGAGCCGCCGGACTTCGGGCCCCACTCGACCGTGTTCGTCGGATCGACGTTGACCAGGATCAGGTAGCCCTGGTTCGCGACGTCGCCGACCGTCATGTCCTCTTCGGACGTACCGACGATCCACTCTTCGAGGCTCAGCTGCTGATTCGTCAGCACGATCTCGAGCTGCTCGAGCTCGATCGGCAGGCGCGGCGAGTTGTCGAACTCCCGTTCGGCCGAGGCGGTCAGGGTCAGCGTGCCAGGCATGGGTCACCTATCGAATCGAGGGAGACGAAGCCGCCCGAAGTCCATCTTCTTGCGGACCACGAACGTGCGGTACTTCGGCGGATCGCCGTTGCCGAGCTCGGCGCCGGAGCCGTTGAGCAAGCCGAGCCGCGGATTGCCCTCGCTGTCCTTGAACGGGACCTTCGCCGAGCCGTTGAGGTAGTAGGTTCCGTGATCGAGCAGCTTGAGCTGCCACGGATCACGGTTCTCCTTCACGCCGAGCTCGTAGGTGACCTCGCAGAACCGCACGCCCTGCTCGTACTTCCAGGACGACCAGCTGATGCCGATCAACGCGACCTGGCCTTTGGCGAATCCCGAGACGACGTTCGTGTTGACGCTGCCGACGTAGTCGCGCCACAGGCGGATCGGTCGCATCGACTCGTTCCGCTTGATCGTCGTCAGGATGAAGTAGCCGGTCTGTTCGGGCGTCGGATCGAACAGCTCGCCGGCGGAGCTCGTGAACGCGACCGCTCCTTCGCCGCCGAAGCCGACGAGGTTGTCCTGGATGTCGTAGATCGCCGAGGCCGTCGCGACGAACTGGTACTCGGCGAATCGACCGCTGATGTCGGGCTCGCGCTTGATCGGATCGGCCAGCTTGCCGGCGTCGGGGCGTCCCTGTTCGTCGCGTTCGCTGGGCTTGATCTTCGAGTAGCCGATGTCGACTTCCCAGCGGAACCAAGCCCGAGGGTCCTGCGTCCCGGTGACGCTGGTCACCCACAGATCCGGCGCGCGCGGATGCAGGTAGCCGCGGCGCGGGAGGCCCGGCGCCCGAGCGACGACGTCGATGTCGTCGGTCCGCTTCGTCGTGCGGACCAGGTACTTGCGCGAGACGGTGTCCGACTCCGAGTCCTCGGCGAGCGAGAACTGACGTTCGGGGCGTTCTCCGACGATGCGTGCGACCATGTCAGCCTCCTGCCGGGATCAGGACGCCGGCCGGCGATCGCAGCGCGGCGAGCTGCTGCGCGGTCAGCTTTTCGATGTTGCCGAGCAGCTTCTCCTGACGAGCGCCGACCTCGCGGACCGCCTTCTCGGTCGTGTCCTTCCTCACCGCGTTGATGATGCTCGCGGCTTCGGCCGATCCGAACGATGCCGACTTCGGCCCCGAGATCGAGGTCGACGAGCTCGCGGCGGGGACGGGCGGCTCGGCATTGGCTCCGCCGGCGATGCGCTCTTCGGCTGCCTTGGCGGCGTTCTCGGCGTTCTTGCGGACCTGCTCGACTCGATCCAAGAACGCTCGGCCGGCGCGTCCGCTGATGCCGTCGTCGATCGCCTCGCCGGCCTTTCGCATCTGGTCCTGGACGTCTTCCTGCATCGCGTCGAAGACTTCGCGGAAGTTCGTCGAGGCGCGTTCCATGCCGGGGACCAGGTCGGCGATCGCGTTGTAGCTGTCCTCGATCATCGCGGGGACGGCCATGATCGCGAGGACGAAGCCGTCGACGACGCCCTGCAGCGTCATCCAGCCCCCCTTGAAGATTGCGAGTCCATTGATCGCCAGCGCGATCCCGGAGTTGATCCAATCGAAGACGCCGACCGCAATGTCGCCGAAGGTCTTCGCGCTCGTCGTGTTGTCGAGGAACAGGTCGAGGATCGCGGTCATCGTCGGAGCTGCTGCCGCGACGATCTGGTTCCAGATCGCCTTGACCCAATCGCCGAACCGCGTCCACTGATCGTTCATCTGCTCGACCTGATTCGCCTGGCTCCGCGATAGCGTCATGCCCATCGACTCGGCTTCGGCCATCGCCGCCGCGATCGCTTCGGGGCCTCCCTGCATCGTGTTGAGCATCTTCGCGCCGCCTTCGCCCATGACCTGCATCACGTAGCGAACGCGATCGCCGTGATTCGTGACGCCGGCGAGCGCCTCCGAGAGCTGCAGCATCTGCTGCTCGGGACGCAGGCGACCGAACTCCTGAGCCGAAATGCCGAGAGCCTGGAACGCGCCGACCGCTTCGCCGGTCCCGGACGCCGCCATCGACGTGTTCTTCGCCATCGTCTGCAGCGCGAGGAGCAAGTCCTGCTCGCTCGCTGCCGAGCTGGTGCGGACCGCATAGCTGAGGGCCTGGTACTGCTCGAGCTGGATCCCGAGCCGGTCGGCCGCTTTCGCTTGCTCGTCGACTCGCGAGGCGGCGTCGTTGAAGCTCGTGACGGCGCTGCGGAGACCGAGGTAGGCCGCTGCCGCAGCACCGACGACCGGGATCAGTCGGCCGGCGGCACCGATCGCGCTGCTGAAACCGCCGGCCATCATGCCGCCGACGTTGCCGGTCCCCATCGACTCGGCCTGGCCGACGAACTTCGACAGCATCGACCGACCGGCCGCGAGCCCCTTCGAGAGGCCCTCGGTCCGTGCGCCGAGCAGGATGTCGAGGTTCTTGATGACGGCCACGGTTCACCGTGAGGCTTGCGACTTTTCGAGACACTCCAAGGCGGCAAGCTGCTCCTCGAGCGACTGGCTCCGGGGCTCGCGCCAGGTCAGCAGCAGGTCGTCGATCGAGACCTTCGTCTCGGACCAGCCGTTGACCGAGGCGGCCGTGAGTCGCGCCAGGAGCAGTTCGAGCAGATCCGGACCGACCGGCTCCAACTGAGCCAGCGCCCACAGCTCGGCGTACTCCCGCGCGTCACGGAACCCCCGGAGCCAGGCCGACCGGCTCAGGCCGGCTGCGACGGCTTGTCGCCACTGCCATCGCCGCTCTTCGGAGGCTCGTAGTTTCCCTCGAGGTCCTCGATGTCCTGCTTCGTGAGGCCGTTCTTGGCGCACGCCAGGTCGAACAGCCGAGAGAGCGCGGCGGCGTGCTGCTTGCCGATCGCATCGGCCGCCTCGAGGAAGTCGCTGCGCACCGCGTCGGGATCCGATCCCGAGTCGAGCAGCCGGCGGTTCCGGTCGTCGCAGAGGCACCAGGCGACGACGAACGCACGGAAGCCGACGACGCTGCGGTCGTCGCGCTTGCGGCTCGCGACCCACTGCGCTTCGAGCAGGTCGCGCTGGTCGGCCGTCAGCTGCGCGACGAACGCGTGCGTCCCCTCGCGGATCTCCGAGGTCGAGGCCTTCCCGGGGCGAAGGTTCGGGGTGGCCGTCAGGTCGGCCAGACTCAGACTGGTCATGCAAAGGCTCCAAGGTCGAATCGAGAACGGAATCGAGCGAGCCGCGACGCTTCGCGGCTCAGCTCGTGGTGATCGCGGAGGTGAGTCGGATGACGATCGTGCGGCGGATCGCTTCCTTGCTCGCCAGGTCCGCCGGGGTGAGGCTCTTGACCCAGCCCTGGAAGGTCTTGTTCACGGGCGTCGAGAACGGGAAGACGATCTTCCAGTTGCACTTCGTCCGCGCGGCGAAGAGCGTGTCGGGGATGTCGCTGTTCGCCTGTCCGGGATGCCAGTGGATCTCGCACGAGAGCTCGCCGAAGTCCGGCGGGTCGCTCGGCTCGAACTCCATCAGCTCCGATTCGAGCGTCGTCATGTCGACGTCGTCTCGGGTCGCCGGCGGCGGCGTGATCTTCAGCACGTTGGCGAGCTGCGTGAACGTCGCGTCCGAGTCGTGGTCCACCCACAGCTCCGAACCGTGACCGATCTGCTTGGCCATTCCTCACCTCACTCGTGGATGACTTGGACTTCGAGGGCCACGATGTCGACCGACTCGTCCTCGTAGGCACTGCGCGGCACGTAGTCGTCGGCCGCGTCCTCGACGAACATTCCCTGGACTCGCGTCTCCGAGTTCATGACGCCGCGCCAGCCGTTGCAGCGACTTCGGACCGCCTCGCCGAGAGCGACCGCGACGCTGATGTCCGTCGCGACGCACTCGACGGCGAACGTCGTGTCGACAAGGCCCCCCTCCCCCCCGAGGTCGACCTCGTCGCGTGAAGTCGTGCGGCTGAACCAGACGTAGGGCGCCTCGTCGGCTGCCGGCACGTGGTTGAGCGCGACGGTCTGAGTGATCGCCGCGACGGCGGTGTCGGCGAGCAGGAACGCGCGGAAGTCGACGTCGACGCTCATCGGGCCAGTTCCTCGACTTTCTGCTTCAGGAACTCCCGGTACCGGCGCATCGCTTCGGCCTCGGACTCATCGGCCGCACGCTTCATGAAGTGCTTCCCAGCGACCTTCGTCCCTCGTTTCCCGCCGCGCTTGCCGGGCGTCCAGCCGAACTCCTGGAACGCGCCGTGGTACGCGTCACCGGTGTAGTCGGTGCTCTTGCCGGTCGACGTCTTGCCGCCGGAGGTGACTCGGGCCCCGATCCTCGCGCGACTGCGCTTCAGGGCGCGGAGCTTGATGTTCTTTCCGAGCGTGCCGGTGTCCTTCGGGGCGTGTCGCTTCGCTGCGGCGAGCACCGGCCGCAGCGCGTGACGTGCGCCTTGCCGGATCGCCGACTTCGCTCGCGGGCCGTCGAGGCGCGCCAGCATCGCGTTGATCTCGCGGTCGCCGGTGACGACGATCGTGACCTTCGCCATCAGGGCACCTCGGAGCAGGTCAGGATCTGTTCGACGTGGAGCTGATCGACGTCGTCGACGTGGCCGATCTGCAGGACGCGCGAGCCGAACAGCAGCCGATGCCTGGTCGTCAGTTCGGCGAGGTAGCGGATCCGAACCTGCAGTCGAGCCTCGGGCATACGCTGCCGAGCGCGTTCGAGCTCGTCGCCCGACAGTGTCACGATCGACGCCCATCGCTGCGCGACGTCGGCCCAGTCGCCGGTCGACTCGCCTCGCGAGCCGACGCCGGACGCGCGGGCCTGGATCCGCACCCGATGTCTCAGCTCGCCGGACCGAAGCACGTGAATTCGTCTCCCGGTTGAAACATGGTCAGGATGCGTTCGACGCCGGTCGGGATCTGAGCGATGATCGTGCCGGCGATCGCTTCCTCGCGAAACGTGAACCAGTGGCCGACGAGCAGCTTGATCGCGCGCCGCAGCGGAGCCGGTACGTCATCGGCCGCATCGCCATAGCCCGCGACGAACCGGATCCGAACCGCTTCGGCTCGCAGCTGAGCGGTCGGCCAGCTCGCACCGGGCGCAAGCACCAGGCGGCCGTTCTCGCTGCCGTCGGTGCTCACGTGGTAGTTCTCGTCGTCCCAGGTCTGCAGCGTGCCGTCGGTGTCGTAGTACTGCAGGCTCGTGACCGACTGCAGCGGCGGGAGCGGGAGCGGCAGTTCGGACTCGCCGACCGGAAACCGATCGATCGCTAGATCCCAGGTCGCCGTGAGCAGCTGCCGGCCGAGGGCCTGCTCGACGTACTGACGAGCCTCGACGATCAGCGTCGACAGGTCGTCATCGTGAGCCGTCTCGTCCGCCTCGACTCGGACCTGAGTCTTCGCCTGCGCGAGCGACAGCGGCTCGGTCGCCGGCGCCGTCACCAATCGCAGCTGGTAGCTCATGTCGAGTCTCCGTCGGGAGCGTCACTCGTCCGCCCGGGACGACCAGGCGAGCGTTTCGCGGCGGTTCAACCGTCGCCTT